TACAATATACAGAGTGGGAGACAATGAGTAAGGTCACCCCCAATAGAAAGAATATAGCAATAATATGACAGACAATTTATCTAAACTGCAAGCACTTGGCATTAACGTCAAGAGTAATACAGGCACCGAGCCTCAAAAAACCACTTGTCCTAAGTGTTCTCATACCAGGAGAAAAAACAAAAATGAAAAATGCTTAAGGGTATGGGTAGAAACAGGAACTTATTATTGCCATCATTGTGGAGACAATGGATCTGTAGCAGAATATGAGACAGAATATGAAATTCCTACCGTTAGATCATTACCAATATCAGACAAAATAATTAATTTCTTTAAAGAAAGAGGTATTAATGAAGATACAATAGGGTACTATGGTGTTACTGAAGGCACAGAGTATATGCCTCAGGTACAGTCTGAGAGGGCTGTTATTCAATTTAATTACATTAGAAAGGGTAGAAGGGTTAATATAAAATTTAGAGACGCTGAGAAGAATTTTAAATTAAATAAAGGATCTGAACTTATTATGTATGGTTTGGATGTTATAAAGGATTCTTCATGGTGTATTATAACTGAAGGAGAATTTGATGCTATGGCTTTTTATGAAGCAGGATTACAGCAAGAGCGACTTATGTTTGCTTGTTCTGTACCTAATGGAGCATCAACAGGAAATCAAAACCTTACATATTTAGACAACAGTATAAATGAGTTTGAAAATAAAGAGAAAATATATTTAGCATTAGATAACGATGCACCAGGAATTAAATTAAGAGATGAGTTATCGAGAAGAATTGGCAAAGATAGAATTTGGTTAGTAAATTTTCCGGAAGGATGTAAGGATGCTAATGATGTTTTACTTAAGCATGGATCAGAAGTATTAGTTAAATGTATTGATTCAGCAAAACCTTTTCCACTAGAAGGTGTGAGTAAAGCATCAGATTCTCGTAAAGAAATACATAATTTATATAATTATGGAATGCCTCAAGGAGATACTATAGGCTATAATAATTTTGATAAACTCATGTCTTGGAGGCCATCAGAATTCACATTAGTTACAGGTGTTCCTGGTCATGGTAAATCTAGTTTTGTTGATCAAGTAGTTATAGAATTAGCAAAAAAAGGATGGAAATTTGGAGTGTTTTCTGCTGAAAAACAACCTATTAAAGTACACGTTGCAGAATTAATAGAAAAATATGCAGGAAAGAAATTTGGCAGAGGATCTGTTGATAATTTACAACCTGAAGAATTAGATCCTGCAATTGATTTTATAAATAAACATTTCTTTTTTATAAACTTAAAAGACAATGATCTAACGGTTGAGGGTATATTAAATAAAGGAAAAGAGTTAGTAAAAAAGATGGGGATCAATTGTTTAATAATAGATAATTGGGCTTTTGTTGAACACAAGATTGAGCGAGGGATGAATGAGCATCAATACACCGGACTTCAATTATCAAAGATTAAAATATTTAAAGAAGCGTATGACTGTGGAGTTATGTTAGTAGCACATCCACAGAAATTAAAGAAAGAGAATGGGAAGGTAGAGGTCGCTTCAGGTTACAGCGTAAGTGGCTCTTCCCACTTCTTTAATAAAGTAGATAATGGAATTACTGTATATCGAGATTTTGAAAAGGAATTAGTCGAGGTACATGTTTGGAAGGTACGATGGAGATTCACAGGAAAAACCGGTATGCAGGAATTCAAATATAATTTAGACACAACTTGTTATACAGAATATAATAATGGCGAAATCGAGAGGAAAAATACACAGTTCCCGACATTCAAAGGTCAATAAACAACTTTTATATAAAGTTGTTTGGGAAAGAAATAGATGGGGATCTTCTATAGGTAAGAGCAAAAGGTTTGATGAAGGAGATCTTCTTAGACCTGCTATGCTTGATGAAATTGTACCTAACAAAGAAGATTATTTTATTAGACCTAATGGACAGGGAAATCAGTATTACTTGTTGTATAAAGGATTTGATAAATCAGTTGAATATGAAGACATAAAAACTTTTGTAAAGAACAAAATGGTATATGTCTATAATGAATTTAATAAATATGGCAAACACGAATAGAACAAAAGGGCACAATTATGAGAGAGAATTAGTAAAGGATTTTAAAGCCTTGGGTTTTACAGAATGCGTAACATCTAGGTATGGATCTAAAATGTTAGATGACAAAGGTATTGACCTCATGAATACAGGTGATTTTGTAGTGCAAGCAAAATGTTACAAAAGAAATCCACAATACAAAAAAGTATTAGCAGACATGGATGTAAAACCTACAGACATACCTATTGTATTTCATAAAGCACCTGGAGGAAAACAATATTGTATTTTATACAAAGAAGATATGTTAGAATTAATAGAAATGCTTGTACAAAACAAGATAATAAATACACCATAAATGGAAGAGATGCCGGTAAATTATAAAATTAGAATTCCTACAATAGATAAACTTCTTACAGAACACAACAAGTTACATGTAAGTATTGTTTCAGTAAACAACACTAAGGAGGATAAAAAAAAATTAAGAGAGTTGGATGAAACTCTCGCAACGAAAATAGACGATGTAAATGTTATCGTCTGTGAAGTCCTGGAATATCTTCAGGCGAGAGGCTTAGACACCTCTGAATATATATAACACTTTAATTAATAATTATGTCAAATTCAGTAGAATTACAAGGTCGCATCAAAGAAATCTCAGATGCACAAACCATTCAAACTCAAAAAGGAGATATTGAAAAAAGAGTACTAACAGTTGAATTAGGTGCTGATTCTCAGTATCCTGTTGACTATCCTGTAGAAGCAATTGGTGCTAAAGCAAATTTGTTTAATGCATACAAACCAGGAGATGAAGTAAAGGTTTCTATTAACTTAAGAAGTTACAGAGATCGTGACAACAATCTTAGGACAGCAAATGCTAATGCATGGAAAATTACTTATGCGGATGGTAATATTCCTAACAGCAATAATACTCACGCTAACAACGTTGAAGCGGCTGTTAATGATGGTTTATCATTTTAATGGATACTAGAGAAAAAATTGAGAGGGTCGGTGCTGAAATCATCGGCCTTCTTATTTCTAAAAACGCAGACTACGGAGATTCCGCAACATCTCCTGTAAGTATATTTGGTGATGGAGATCCGGTCAAATCTTTATGTGCAAGAATAGACGATAAAATATCTAGGATAAAACAAAAAGGTATTTATGACAAAACAGAAGATACTGTTAAAGATCTTGTTGGATATTTAATTCTTTTACTTATTGCATTAAAAGATCAGGAAGAACCATTAAACCAAATGAAAAACAGAAATAAACCTCCTGAGGAACACAAAGGATGGTTTGAGTATACTAATAATAGTTGGGGGATTTAAGTCTCCTAACTATTTTTTTATTGTGCTGTACTTTTCAAATCCACGAGATCCGAAATATGCAACATAAATTGTAACCAAAAGAGTTTTCAAAAGTTCTACCCAACTTTCATCAATATCAAACGCAATATCCATTGCATCTAATAATATATATAAAGAAGTAATTACTGTTAAGTAAATTAGTGTTAGCGGACGTGTGTTCTTTGAAAGCCATGAGTCTGATTTCATGTCAGAGTCCCAACGTTTACTTACTTCTTGTAACTCAATCATATCAAGTTCTAGCAACTTCATTGCTTTTTCCTTGTCTTCAGGAGGTAAAACAGCAGGATCCTGCTTATCAATTAATCCTTTTACTACTCCTAATACACCTGCATCTGGTAAAACATCTCCAACAATTCCAAGTATTGAAGGAACTTTGTCTGTTAAAAATTTACCTACCTTAGTGTCTTTAAATTTCTTTTTTGGTTTGCTCATGATTTTTATTTTTCTTTACCTTCTAAGTAACCTTTTTCGTACTGTAATTCTTTTTCTATATTGACTATTCTGTCTTCTAGTTCATTAATTACCTTTATCTTTTTATCTAACCTTTCATGTACTGTTGTTAATTCTACTTGAAGAGCAGTAAATTGTGCGAAGATAGTCCCCGCTGTAAATATAGCGGCCAATAGACCAACCACAATTGACCAATTATTAGTCAAAAATTTATTTATATTTACATCATCTTTAGACATTTCTTTTAGATACTACCAAATCTTCTTTTAGATTCCCATTGTACTTTTTTGGTTTTTGATAAATAAAGTTTTTTAGAAACTAATTTATTATAGTTACTTCTTAATGCGTTTAATTGTGGTCCGCTATTACTACTTGTGTCACTCATTTTTTAATTCTTTTATTAAGTCTTGCAACTCTTCTATTTCTTTTTGTAAATACTCAATTCTTAAATCTTGTTTTGCATCATCCGGTAAAGCACCCATTTCTCCTCTAGGCCACTTAATTCTAAACTCATCATTTAACGTTTGATTATACTCTAACCTTACAAGTGAACTATCTATTTCAGATATTTTAGCAGTTAAATCAAACCATATACCTGCAATTGTTACAATACCTATAACAATACCAACTAACGTCTTGATATCTAATTTAACTTCTGATTTGTCAGATAATTCATTCATCGCCTTCCCACCATTTTATATGTAACATTATGAATATGAAATAAATATTTAACTCATAACAATCATCGTGTTCATCAGGAGTATAAAATGCCCATCCTAATAATGGACCAATCCTAAACCTTTCTGATATCGCTACTTCGTAACCTAAATTATCAAACATATTTTTCCTGTATAGATTTGTACTCAGACTTAGCATCATAACTAGGGCAGGCCTTGGAAGAGAAATCACAATGACCATATACCTCAGCACCTGGATAACTAGCACAAAGATAACCAACTAAATATTCTAGGCTGTCAATTTGTGCATCCGTTCTGGTGTCTTTTGGATTCATATCCGCATCACATCCTCCCACATATGTTATACCTATAGAACCTTTATTATGTCCTTTCACATGAGCACCTGTGATAGTGATTGGTCGCCCCGGATTTATTGTACCATCTAATTGAACAACATAATGATATCCAATCTGTGACCATCCTCTTTGTTTATGCCATGAATCTATTTCCTCTACTGAAACTTTTCTGCCTTCAGGTGTAGCAGTACAATGAACTATAATTTTATTAATTTCTCTCATTATTGTTGATTATTTTTTTTCCAATTACTCATGTTTTTTCTTTTTGATATTGCTTGGGCTGCTGTCCACATTTTTTGAATATTACTTCTATGCATACTTTGAGATCTACCACTAGTGGTAATTATTTTATCCTTTATTTTACCTCGACCTTTCATATAATTACTAAGCAGTCTACTAAACTCTTGACCAGTAGTTATTTGGTGTTGATATAAATTTTCATCGTTTAAAGGTTCCATGTTTCTTCCTATTCGAATAGGTCTATTTTGAATTTTACCAGGATAAGCGTTGTATTTATCTATATATGACCATCTAGGATCTTCACCTCTTAAACCTAACCAATGAGTATAAGGGATGACTGTTTCACCTGGATAACTTTTAGCCTCTTCACCAAATACGTCAATCTTAGGTTTTCCTGCTATTTGACTTAGTCCTGCGGCATATAATAAAGCGTTCTTTACGTCACCTGCACTATAAGAGGTTGCATCAAATATTTTTGTAACCTGTCTAAATAGATTTGCATTTTGAGGTAGTGGTCTTAAAATAGTTCCGCCTACAGATCTTATAGATGTTTTAGCAAAACGATCTAATATTTTTTTTGTACTTGAATCACCAACTGCGTTGGGATCATATTGAGATCCACGACCATCTATCTGTCCAAATATAGCATCTGATAATTCTTTTACTGAAGTTAATACAGAAGAGTCCATTATAAGTTTTGCGGAGTTTCCGTAAGCAATCATTAGTCTGTACATCATATCATCAAACACTTCTCCTTTACCTCCGGTCATTTTATGTGTTTCCATGTAATTTCCTATGATCGCCAAAGGAATAGACAAAGGAATTATATTCCTGTAGTCCATCATTACATTACCTACTTTTACCGTATATGGAGGCAGAGGTGCGTTTTTCATATCATTTCTAGTGTACTGGTTAGAGTTGTTATAACCACCACCACTTACTTCAAAAAACGGATCATCATCATCATCTTCATATGCCATAGCCGCAAGTGCTGCTAGACCCATAAACGACATTGTACCAAAGTATGCTCTAGACAATTGTTCCTCTCTCATTCTAGACCCCTTGTCACCTAGGCCATCTTTAGCAATATATGCTCTTGCTAAACCTATACCAGGTGTAACATCAATCATATATTCACCAATAGAACCAATAATACTTGTAAATGGAACAAATGATTTTATAACTAATTTATTTAAAGTATTAGCAACCTCAGACTTATAAGTTTTGTTAGAATATTTTTTTACAAAGTTTGCAATAGCAGCAATAGGATGTGCGAAACCTGTTCTGTTATCTATAAATACTTGTGCATTACTAGCGAGGTTTGCATCTGCTGCTATTCCATTTATTTCCGCCTCTTTCATGGCTTTCATATAATCCTTGAATTCTTCCATTGTTCCATCGAAGCCTTCTTTCTCTTTCATTACTTCAAGTTCAGCATCTGATTTGTTAATAAAATCTTCACTATACTTTTTAGCAAGTGCCTCATGCATTAACTCTCTTGCTCTAACAATTTCTATATTACTAAAATCAGTATTAGGATCAGCCTCACGCATTCTATTGATAAGAGTTTCCATTTCTGTTTTAGCGTGTCTACTAACCTCAGTTGCTAAATATAAATCTGACGCTCTCTGTCTTAATTGATTTTTAGGAACACCATCTTTTCTTAATTGATCTAACAAGTAATTATAATATCTACCTTCATACCCGACTTTACTTATAAATCTATCAGTAGCATTTAACATTCTACCTACATACTTATAGTAATTGTAAGGGTTTGCTTTTCCTCCTTTGAATTCTGTTGTTTCTAAAACATTGTACTGGCCACTATCTGGTGTGCTTTCTGAGTTCTGGTACTTATCTATCCTGGAACCATTTTTCATGATATCCATAGCCATGTTATAGCCTTGTTTCATACCTTTTGTATTGGTACCAGAAGCAATTTTTCTTATGAAATCAAAATAACCGCCTGTGAAAATTTTATCTACCCTTGACATTTCCATTAACGGTTGTAGTATAATGTTTGCACTACCTGATGTCACATTTAATACTTGCGTAGAAACACCTGATAAAAGTGCTGCGTATTGCAAACCAAAGAAAGTGTCTTGCCAGGAGTAAGAAGGCAATACTGTATCCATATATTTATACATAGATCTCATAGCAACATTTGCTAGTTCACTATTTTCTGGAGCCTCTTTAAATATAGAATGTAACTCTTCAATTTTTGCACGCTGTTCTGCTGATAGCGTTGTGCTTTCTAATTTTTGTTTACCTCCAAAAAGTCTATGAAAGAAATGTCCAAACACACCTTTATTGTCCATGTCCTCATTAAACTTCTCCATAGCACGTTCAGTTCTGTCAATTAATGAAGCGGCTGTTTGTGCTGTCCAAGATCTTAGTGCAGCAGATGCTTGTCCTGATCTTGTAGCGTCATGTGCTAAAACACGTTCTATCTGACCCATTGTATCAATAACAGAATCGATTTCTGTCCCTGATGCACCTTCTGATCTAAGTTTACTAACCTTTAACCCATAATGATGTAATGCTGCTTGACGTGCCAACTGAACTCTCGCTAACTCTTCTATTGTAGTATTACGACCTAGTAAATCTTTTATTACTTGTTCGTTTTCAAAACCACCTCTATTATTTATGTCTTCAACTACTAAATCCATGGTTTCTTTCATATCCATAGTCTTGTAATAGTTTGGGTTATTATTTACCCAATCATAAACTTCGTTTTTACCTACGTCACCATCTTTACCTTTTTCAATAGACCCTGTCTCAAAACCTCTCTGCCTGAAACCTTCAGATCCCATAAATTTATTAAGCAGCATTCTCGCTTCTTCAGTAGATATTTCTTTACCATCTACTCTTTGAGAATAAATCTTAATTGCAGGTATAAGTTTTGAAGGCACCATGCCTTGTCCACTTAATGTAGTAAGTAACTTAGTAAGTTGATCAGGTAGTTTTGCCTGATCTATTCTTCGGTGTTCGACTGCTGAAATCGATCCGCCATCATCTCTCGAAACAGTTCCAGAGAAGCGGGATCTATCTCCTTCATCTTGTTGTTTTTGTGCATCGACACTTGAACTTTCTTGTCCTGGTTCAAGTCTTGATCCTTTGGATTGGTAGTATTGTTTAGTGCGTGACTTGCGAGTGCCTTTAAAAATGTCTTTTGATCCATTGTCTATATTATTTAAGATTCCGTTGTATTGATTATTGTGAGCAACGAATGTATCTACATAATGGTTGTAAAAGTACAAAACATTTTCGTTATTCTCTAAATTTAATTTAGTTTCTTGTGCATTCAAAACCCAATCAGCAACCGCCTGATGTAAGTTTTCATCTGTTATATCCTCTTCATTCTCAAAAACAAACTCAGGAACAAATTGATATTTAACACCTAAAACTTCAGTTCCATTTTCATTAGTTATAAAAGTATAACCTGAAATATCAGTTTTAACAGGACCTATCTGCACACCTTCTTTGTCTAAATTTTGTTGTGCAAATTCTGATGCTGCTTCGAAACTCATTGGAGTTCTAAACTGTAATTCTACTGCGGGTCTAGCGTTTGGCTTTTTCGCCAACTCTCTCTCCATAGTTTCAGGATCCATTCTCTCATCAATAGGTAAAACCTCTGATAAGAATACAGATTCTTGTTCATGCTTCTTTGCTGATTCAATTGCTCTTCTTAAAACAGGAGTCATATCTTGACCCGCTGTTACAATCATCTCTGCATCAAAACTTCTTTCAGGATATATTAAGTACTGACCTTGAGTTGTATTTACCTTTAATGAAATAAGGTCACCCTCTCTCAAGTCATTAGTTATTGATTCTTTTTCCTGATTTAATATTTCAATATTTTCTTGTGCTTCTAATACAGGATCTGTATACTGATCTCTTTCCGTACTTAAACCTAAATAATATCTGCTTATATCATTTTTATCAGCCTCTTCTCTAAAATCTGATTTTTTAGCGGCTGTTCCTTTTGACCAACCATTCTTTAACCATAGATCTTTTTCAGCAAACCACAAGTATGCTTGAAGATCATCCGGATCCATTCCTAATTTATTAGACGCATTTTTAATTACTTCTTCGGCAAGTTGGTAGTCTGACAAACCTCCTGCTTCAGCAGCATAAACCCTTTCATCTACTCCTTGTTCCGCTCTTTCTGCAATTCTATATCTATCAACATTACCATCGTAGATCATTCTTCTAATTGTACGAGCAGCCCATAAATCAATAGTAGGGTTTGTAGTTAGACCTACAACATTCTCATAAAAGTTATTTGTCTTAGTCTGTTGCGTTTGTTGTAGCCATATACCTGCTAAAACTTTTGCAGTAGCAGGACTATTAATTCCATAAAGTTTTTTTGGATTATCAGTTCTATATAAAGGATTAGCCTTTGGCCATAGATTCAATAACTTTCTTTTTGTTTCGTTAATGTCTTTTGGATCAGGCTTTATTCTTGATTCGTTGTATCCAGTTTTACCTTGTTTTTTTATAGCATTTACTGCTCTACCTTTATACTCATTAAAGAATTGATTTAATTCTTCTTCATTTTCATATTGTTCTACTCTGTCGATAAACTCCTTATATTCTTCAAGGTATTTATCATAGGCTCCTTTTGAATAGGCTTCTAAGGCTTGCGTAGCATATTTGTAATTTTGCTCAACATTAGTCTGGCCTGAGGTTGCTCCTAATAATCTACCAAAGAAATTAGTTCTACCTCCAAAAAGATTTCTCATCTTCAGATGTAAGTCCTTATACCATCCCAAACCTTTAACAACTTCAGGAACATCTTTGTTAGCATTAAACTCATCTACAATTCTGTCACCAATTTGGTCTACTTTTTCCTCTACAGTTCCTTCAAAATATTCATTAATTCCATTAACCAAGGCATAAGACTTTCCTGAAATCTTTACACTTATTTTCCCAGATTTTTTGTTTTTCTTAAATTGATATTTACCATCTTTCATTACCGGAGTAATTGGTGATAGTGTTGGGTCATTCTGTATTGTTTCTTGTAGTGCCTTAAATTCTTTTATTGCTTCTCGCTCAGGGTTTTTATATCTCTGTGCATCAATAGCGTCTATATCTATCGATTCTTTAGAAGGATCAATACTAGTAGCAGACATAATTTTTTCTGCACTAGAATTTATAACAGCGTCAAGACTACTTGTTTTAATATCAAAGTCTGCGTCAGCCGGTAAGTTCAAAGCCTGTTTGATTGCTTGTTTTACTTGTTCAATTACTTTTTCAAACTGTGATTGTCTTTTAGGATCTTTAAATATTTTTGCACCCTTTTCACCAATAGCCTGAACCAAAGCCTCATTTAATGCCCTATCTCCATAACCATTAGCAACTGCATCTTTATGATACTTTGTGCCTTTTATTAAAGCCATTGCTTTTTTATGAGCATCTGGATTTACTTCAGCCAACATGTCCTCCCAAATATGAGCAAACTCATGTATAGGTGTATCAAGTGTAGCAAGTTTAGGGTTTATAAAAATTTGATTTGTATTTCTATCTCTGAAACCTTTGTTTTTCGCAGGATCTAGTCCTCTACTTCTTGCCTCTGTATCAAAAGATTGTTGATCAAAAGACACCGATGATCCTTTAAATACTCTCTGAAAATGATTACCAATTTTTTCTATATCATCTATAGACTCATTAGTGTTGTTTTCTGATTTAGGAGAAATTATATTATCTATCTCGTTAACGATATTAGTTTCTTCTTCTTTTGAAACGGTAGTTTCTTGTTCATTAAAAACTCTAATACCTTTTTGACCTCTGTTATATGCAGCAGCCAATCGCTTCATTCCATCTAAAACATTTCCTTCATTATCAATAACAGCAGGAGCATTTTTATTCTTGCCATCATATACCATGTCAGGATTTTCATCAACAAACTTTTTAAACTCTTTGTTTGTTTCGTATAATGTTTCAAGAGAAGTTCTTTTCATTTTAAAAGTTCTACCTTGAATATTATCTAGTTTAGTTTTTAAATCAGAATCTGTAGCACTATCTCCTATGTTTTCTATTACAGAAACAACTTTACCTCCATCAACAATAGCACCTTGTTTAGGTATACCATTTTTAATTTCTGCTTGCTTTTCCTCAACAGTCGGTTCAGCAGAAGTTTCTGCATCAGGTGTTTTAGGTGCATTCATAGAATTATAAACAACATCAGCCAGTTCGGTAATCTCATTTATTTTAACCCCTGAGTCTTTTAGTGGCTTAACTATAGTTTCATATACTTTAGCCTTTTCCAACATGCCTTGGGCAGTTTCCTCAGTGAACTTAGGGTTTTTTCTTTTTAATTCTTTTTGTACTGATTTCTCAAAATTTGTATAATCTAATCCTGCTGTGGTCCAGGCTTCTTTTTCTAGTTGAGTTGAAGACACTCCTAAATTAGGACTAGCCATCAAGGTAGTCGCTGTTGCAGTTAAAATAAGAGTATTAGTAAATTCTTCTTTAGACATAAATTTATCTACACCATATACTGGGTTTGGAGTACTTTGATCATACTTCCATTTTTGATAATTTTCAAATCCTCCTTGTACAAGTTCTTCAACTTCTTCAGATCCAACCTCCTTAAGATATGCTTTTGTACCGGCTTTAATTCCTGCTGATCTACTTCCTGTACTTGCTAGTGTATTTACCGCTTGTCTTGTGGCTCTGTTTCTTATACCCATCATGGCACTAACACCTTTTCTTGCTAAAGGGTTATTGAATAAAGCACTTGTACCACCAGTAACAAGACCTATACTTAATGCCATTGCTTCAGCGTCTTCTGGATCGACTCCTAATTCTCTTGCTTCTTTATTTGTAGTATGATATGATTTGAAGAATTGGTCACCCCCCATCACAGCACCCGCAGCAAGAGTTCCACCGCCTGTGTAAGCAGCGGCAACAATAGCAGGAGCCATTTCACCTACAGTTTTTAAAGTCATAGGTAATATATACATAGGGTTTTCAGATAAATCTGCTGATGCTACTTGATCAGGAACATATGCATATTGACCTATTGCTGTATCTTTCCAGTTGTCTGAAGAGAAAAAATGAGAAATATTGTCTGCTACTTCTTCTACTTTTTGGTCATACTCTCTTTCTAATTCTTTTTGTTGTTCTTTTTGTTCATCACTTAAAAATAACTCACCTACTTCTTTTGCTATTTTAACCTTAGGAAAAGCATTTATACCATACTTTGAAGTAAATTCAAATAGTCCTCCTGCTAAATTTCCTACAGACTCTACTACACCTCCTAGACCAACTGCTATAGAAGTGTCAAGATACCCAGGACCCATTCCTGGCACACCTCCCATACCCATGGCACCAGACAACCTCATCGTTTGCATCATATCTCTTGCTTCGTCTTCTAGTAGGTCGCTGAAATTTGTTTTTAAATGATCTGAATATTTAGATGCTACATCTTCATGAGATTTATACATTTTCATGAATTCATCATCCTCACGAAGTTCAGGCATAATTCTAAAGAAATCCTCATTTTTATCTACAAAATCATACAGATTTTTATCGTAGTTAGCAGCAATGTATCTTAATGCGTTTACTTTAAATTTTGTCCCTTGAAAATTCCTTGCTTGCTTAGTAAATTCATATGCAGATCTAGGATCTTCAAATGGATCT